ATGGCAACTTTACACGAAAATCGTCTACTTTTCAATTCAAATGTTACAGTATCTCACTCTGGTGGAAATTTGTCCTCAGATTCCGGCTTAATATTAGCAAAAGAGTTCATGAACAAATTTGAGTTTAGCCAAATCTTATGTAAAAACATCCAGATTCAAGATGACCGACTGTATCATGTTCATGAAAATGAATCTATTCTGGAACAAATCATCTTGCAGTTGATTGCAGGCTATCCTACAGATTCTTCAGCCAATATATTAGCAACGGATCCTATCTTTCAAGCTGTTTTAAGCAAAAAGCGGTTGGCTTCACAGTCATCCATTTCTCGCTTTTGGGATCGGATGTCAACAGAAAATATCGTCCAACTACAAAAGGTTAACCAGATTTTGATTGATAAAGCACGTACGATTCGAAATACGAACGAAATGATTTTCGATTTAGATTCTACTCACAGTGATACCTTTGGAAACCAAGAAATGACCGATTATAATGCGCATTACCAGACAACCGGTTATCATCCACTCGTTGCCTTTGATGGTCTTACCGGAGACTTTCTTAAAGCAGAACTTCGTTCTGGAAATGTCTACACCTCAAAAGGCGTCGCAGCATTTACTCGTCCATTATTTGAGCATTATCACTCTGTGACACCAGTAAGCACTATTATGGTACGTGCAGATAGTGGATTCGCAATGCCTGATTTGTATGAACTTTGTGAAGAGTACGATAGTTTGTATACTATCCGTTTGAAATCCAATCGTAATCTGTACAGAATCGCTGAGCAATTCGTTACCATTAAGGATCATCACGATTGGAGTAAGAAAGAAGTTCATTACTATAACGCCACTTATCAAGCAAAGTCGTGGGGAAAATCCAGAAGGATCTGCATAAAATCAACCAGAGAAGCTAGTGAATTGCTTTTTAGACATGAATTCATCATTACCAATTTTTCAAAAGACGTCTCTCCAGAAATGGTTTTCCAAACGTATTCAAAAAGAGGAACGATGGAAAATTACATTAAGGAAGCAAAAAACGGCTTTTACTTGGATAAAACAGATAGCCCACGTTTTATAGAAAATCATGCTCGTATGATCGTAAGCCTATTGGCTTACAATATCGTGAACTTCATGCGAACATTGTGTTTTACCAATGAAACGAAAGGGTATCAGGTTTCTACTATTCGCTTATTTCTCTTTAAAATTGCTGGAAAGATAGTTCATTCCGGAAGAAGACAATACTTGAAATTAAGTAGTTACCATGTTTACCAGAAGTTATTTTATCGGATTCTACAAAACATTCAGGTACTGCAGTGTTAGTTGCGTTTATTGCGCCATTCAAAAAAATTCGTTAACCATTCGATAGGATGAGTGCGCCCAAAATGAGGTCTTTCTTGAACTTAATCAGTTAGCAAAAATAAATTAAACCCTTTAGAAAAATATTTTTGAGAAAAAGAACCATTGAGCATAAAACTAAACAGATAATTATAAAATTTGGTAGTTTATAAAAAGTATGAATTATTCAGGATAGTAAAATATAGTAAATTTTTTTACAATTAACTTTTTAATAGTCCACTTACATAAGAGACATACTTTGTAATGGAAACAGAGCAATCATCTAAGAGAAAACCCTAAATCGAAAAACTTTGTGTAATTTTTGTGTAATCGAAATAAAAAAAGACCACAAACCCTATTATAATAAGGTTTGTGGCTCTATAATTGAAGCGGGTGACGAGAATCGAGCCTACATTTCAACACGTTTGATTACACATCAAAATGGCTATATACCAAACACAATGTGTAATCTTGTTTTGTAATGAAAATAAATTTTGGGTAATTTGTGGGTAATTGGCTTAATTACTAAAAAATAACACCCCAAAAATATTTTTTATTTTGCCTCTATACCTTTCATGAAATCAAGAACCTTTTCTTTATTCTTTTGTCGATTTTCTTGAGTAGCGGTTGCATAATCATAGGATTGCGCAATATTCTTGTGTCCGACTTGTGATTTAATATAAATTGGGTCAGCTTCGGCTAAAATCATCGCATCAATTTTAGCATGACGGAAAGCGTGAGAAGTGATACGTGGAACATCTGCTAGTTGGCAGGTTTCTTCAATATATTTATTCACATAATCGTTTGTGATAGGCCAAGTATTGCGGTCGTTGACAAAGACTAGTCCTCTTGGATTTTTTAGTTTTCCGAGTAGCATTCTCTCATTTTGAATAGCCTTGTATTTCCTCAATTCACGAAATAAGGAAGAGGGAACGTCAACGTCTCTAATACTGTATGGTGTTTTCGTCTTTCCAAGTCCTCGTTCTTCTTCTTGATATTGATATGCTCTACGTATAGCAATCGTTCCATTTTCTTCATTTAGATCGTCCCAAAGCAGGGCTGCTATCTCTTGATAGCGACACCCCGTATATAGCTGAGTTAAAACAAAATATTTCCCTGTGGAATCCGGTCTTGAGAGCAGGACAGACCGGAACTTTTTAGTGTTCTCTCTACTCATAGTCTTTTCTTTATCGTGAAATGCTTCATCACCAGAAATTTTTGCTCTTCTGCATGGATTAGTTGAGATTAACCCCATATCTAAAGCTTCTAGAAAAACAGATTTTACGATGTCATGCCGATTTTGAACTGTGACCTTTGATAAAGGTCCACCACGATGGCCGCCTTCATTTGCCAACCAATTCAAAAATTTTTGATAGGACAATTTGGTTATACCAGCAACAGTCTGCTTTTCACCAAAAAATCGTTTTAGAGATTTACGAGTTGTTTCATACTTGTTCAAGGTGATTTTTGAAACTTTTCCTTTTTTGAACGTCTCAACGTATTCATCAAAAAAATCAAGCAAACTAACTTTTGTTTGAAGGCTCCCTTTATTCAGTCTAACCAAAAAATCAGCATATTGAGCGTTGACTGCTTTTTTAGTCGTATCCGTAATCATTTTGTTCTTCCAAACATTTGTGATTGGGTCTTTATAGCGGAAACGTATTTGCCATTTCCCGCTAGGTAATTTTTTAGGTTCTGCCATTTAAATTCCTCCGTTCTGAAAAAATTAGATTCAATCAGAAATAACTGTTAAAAGGGTAGATAATTGTATTCTGATTCCAAATATTTCTGATTTCTCACCTTGAAATACGAATGTATGTTCGTTTTGTGGGTAAAAAGAAAAGGCCGAAGCCTAATCTTTATTTTTTAATTTAAATTAATACGCTCTGTTTCAGTTCCCCAAACACCAGTTTGGACTTGTATTTGTGTAGATGGATCGTTGATTGTTTCTTCATTCACGTCAAAAACAACTTTACCAGTCAAACTGCTTTCTGGATTCAATTCTTGATAGAAAAAATCTAGACCGGTACTGCCGGATTCTTGATTAGCTGCAATTGATGCAGATGAATCAGTTTTGAACTCGGTTTTACCTTTGTACAATTTGAAAAAATCATCTGCAATTGTAATGGCCTTATCGCCGTTATTTGTGATAGTTACGTCGAGTACGAGATATTTAGCCTTAGCATTTTGAGCGGTATATTCACCGCCTACTTGATCTTTTACTTCTTTGCTATTAATTACATACTCAACAGTGCCAACAGGAACTTTATCACCGATTTTATATACTTTTTCTTCCTTAGGAGCTTCATTAGCTTTAGTACTTTCTTTTGTTTCTTGTTTATTTGAGTCTGCTACATTGGAAGAACTATTTGCTTCTTTGACAGCATTGTTTTCATCATTGCCGCTACCAAGAGCGCCACCGATACCAGCAACAACTATGACTACTAGAATCCAAAACCAAACTTTCTTATAGAATGGTTTTTTCTCCTTCATTACATAAGTTTTTCCATCTTCCCCAGTTACTTTTTTCTTTGCCATACCAAAAAACCTCCCAGACTTTTCTTTTTTTACTCCCACTTAATGGCAGGTAGCACTGTCGCCAAAAAAAACTGTACATCAACTATTTCCAGATATCTTGTTAAGCAGAATCATATCATTTGAGGCTTTATCGATAATTGCTGAGTAGACTGCACTATCTGTTTTTATTTTTGAACCGACGTGATACCAGATATCTACATTTTCAATTTTATTCTTAGAATTTTTAACCTTAATTTGCAATCGCACTTGAGAAACAGTAGTCACAGTTTTCTTTTGGCCAGTTAGTCCGCCAAGCACGAGCCCTGCTGGCCCAATTAAAAGATTGCCGACCGCCGCGCGACCAACTGATACTCCGCCTTTTGTTATGGTTTTATCGTTTGTCATCAATTCAAAAGCCAGTAAGTCTGACTGATGAAAATCGCTGTTTTTTCGTTTCTTAATTGACCATTCACCAGTTAGATCATTAAAAATTAGATTGTCTGATTCAATGAAATGGTTCTTAGCTTCTTTAGCAAATTCTTTATCAGCGACTTTTTGAGCTTTTTTTTCTTCCTTTTGCTCCAAACGGTCAGGATCATTTTTCCATTCCTTAAATGATTCCACTCCTTTTTCGCTAGCTTGTTTTGTTACATCTAGTGCTTTTTCCTTTAGTTTTCCCCAGTCAACCATTAAAAAACCTCCCTAACATTACGTTCATTTTTACATTTTATCAGTCGGTATTACGCCATATAAAAACGTCCCCAAGATGCAAACGTCTACTTCATCTTCATCCTTGATATATTCCCAAGGTGCGTGGAATTTAGAGAAGGATAGGGGAGTAAACTTAATTCCCTTGTCCGTCTTCGTGACCTGCTTTAAAGTAGCATCATCGCCGTTGATCGTTACGGCACAAATATCTCCGCTTTCCCATTCGCAAGTCCGATGTACGACAGCAATTGCGCCGTCAGGGATGATTCGGTTCATGCTATCACCCAAAATCTTGAGAGCAAATAAATCATTTTTACCATACCTTTTAATGGTAGAAGGTTGGATAAATATCTCACCTTCATAGTCACTAACTAAACCAGCAGGAGCAGAAGCCGCAATCCGTCCAAGAACAGGGATTGAATTGTCTTCTGGAATCATGCCACCTATAACAACTGTGTTGTTAGGAATATTTTCTGGTTTTCTCAACTCAGAACGGCCCAATAAGTAATCTCCAGATACATTAAAAAAATCAGCTATAGAATTTATTACGTCTGTATTAGGTTCAGCTCGTCCTACTTCCCAGCTGCCAATTGTTTGTTGAGAAACTCGTAGAATTTTAGCTAATTCTTTCTGTGTGAGGTTTTTCCCTTTTCTTAGTTCTCTTAATCTCGTCGGAAACATTGAATCCCTCCTCATAAATATTAGTATACTACAATGTGTAGTAGATAAAACTGTGTACAAAAAAATGTAGTAAAAAATATTGACATACTACAAAAAGTAGTATATTATTACTACATAAGCTAGTAAACGAGGTGATCAAATGAATAAGTTGAAAGAAATCCGAGAAAGAAAAGGTATATCCCAAGAAGTTCTTGCAGGAAAACTAAATGTATCCCAAAAGACGGTTAGCTCTTGGGAAATCGGTAGAACAACACCGAAGCCTAGCCAAATGCAACATATTGGCGATATATTCGGGATTCCCAAAGAGGAGATTTTTTTTGGGGCGTTTAACTACAAAAATGAGTTAAATAGTAAGGAGGTAGTAAAATGACCAAGCAAGAAAAAATCAACTTAATACTCGATGCACGGCCTCGTCTGGTGCATATCATCAAATGCGCTAGCGACGATCAATTGGATAGATTAGTCGAGGAGGTTGGTAAAGACTTACAACGAGAACTAGATGAAGCAGCTTTCATCTGAAAGAGGAAACTTTTTCTAAACATAGTATGTCAGAAATATAATCTGAAAAAAATTGGAAGTAATCAGAAGAACAGGAGGATTAGATATGAAAACAGTTTCCCAAGTTTTAAGAGAACCGATTATCAATTGGTTAGTCAAAAGTGAAGTAAGCAAAAAAGAATTATCCCAAGCGTTAAGCGTTTCAAGACAAACGCCAACAGATTGGACGAAAGATAGACCAGCACCTGTAACGCCTGAAAATAGCGTTAGATTAGCTGAATATGCAAATGATACAGAACTAACGATGAGCATTATTTATCAATTTTTTGGCGTATTTAGACCGATGGATGGAGACCTTTATCGTAGAGATTTATCAGCCTCGGACGATTTAAGAGAGCTTGAAGAAAATGAACGTGATGAAGCTAAAGCGCTAGCTCAAAGGGTTTTATTGAAAAGAGTTCAAAAATTGGAATCAAAAGATTTCGATTTACTATTACGGTTTTCCAAAGAACAAGCAGAAGCAGTATTCGCTAATATTCAATATTTAAATGCGTTGTGTGATATTCAAAATATGTCTATACGCGACTTGCTCGAAATATTTATGAAGGACTGGCAACAGGCGGGATATTTTGGAAAGGGGGATTAATCATGAAAAAACAAACTACTAGTTTAACTTTTCGTTTATCGGGAAATCTTCGAGTTTTAATGAATAAAAACAGACCTATTAAAAATATTGAACTTGCAGAAAAAAGCGGCGTTTCCGCAAATACGATAAGCAGAATTAAGTCTGGATGGGATGGAAATTTTCAGGTGGAATTAAACACAGTAGAGAAATTAGCTAAGGGACTGGGTGTTGATCCCATCGAATTATTGAAGGAGGCATAGCATGAAACAACTAAACGCAATCGTATTCTTCTTGATGCCGATAATTATGCTGGTAATCGCATATATTGATATGAGATTTCTATTCATACCAGCGGTAACGTATTATCTATGGTTTTTTAGTGAATACGATGATCTAGTTTATAGTCGCAGACATAAAAAAATAGGCTACCGACCAACCAACCAAAGTCAACGATAGCCTACATGCAATTGATATTCGTGAAAAATATCTTTGCCCTATTTTAACACGAAGGGAGAATGAGAACAATGTTTGATTATGACAAAGCGCTGTCTGATCCTGACAATTGCATTTTTACTAATATAAATCATTCTTAGTTACCAGATGAAGAACACGAAAGCGAGGATGAAGAGAATGACGAATGAAATAGTGGTTCCGGAAATTAAATTTGAAGTAGATTACAAGCCAAGCACAATCGAGATTAAGAATGAAGATTACTTGAAAAAGCTTGTTGACGAAGTTGTTAAAAAATATGGTTCTTTGGTCTTTACAGAAAAAAACATAGCAGAAGCTAAAAAAACTCGAACTGAATTAAACAATTACCAAAAAATGTTAGAAGATCAGCGTAAGGCTGTAAAAAAGGAATACAATGAGCCATTAAAAGTTTTTGAGACAAAAATTAAAGGGTACGTAAAGCAAATAGACAGCGTCAACGATGGAATTAAAGATGGGATTGCTGATTATGAATCAACACAAACACACATACGTAAACAAAAAATTAATGAATTGATTGCTGAAATGTTAGAAGCGCATGATCTCACGGAAAATGATATTCAGGACTTGGAGATTGAAACGTCATTGTTCACACAAGCTGCATTTACAAAAAACGGAAAAGGCGAACCAACTAAAAAAACAATTGAAACAATACACAACAAACTTGGCTACATTTCATTAGAAAAAAAGAGAATAAATGATGATAAAAAAACTGTTAGAGAGTTTGCTGAATTATCAGGCCTAGAGCCTTACGCATGGGAAAGCTTAATTGATCAATCCTTTTCGTCAGCAGATGTAATCAAAAAAATTAAGAAAGCAGTAGAACAAAAAGAAGCTGATAAAGCAGAACAAGAACGGTTACGGATTGCTAAAGAAGAGTATGAAGCGGCCATTAAAATAGTTGAAAAAGAGAAACAAAAAATGATAAGAAAAACGGTTGTTGACTTGGAAACTGGAGAGGTAGTTGCTGATCTTCAAGATGAAGTTATTCCAAACACAATGACCTTTATTTTAGAAATATCAGGAACTCCTCAAGCGCTGATGGCTATGAATAATTTTATGAAAAAAAATAATATCTCATATAGAAAGGTTGCGAAATAAAAATGGCTAATGAATTAGCACCACAAAGTTCATCGATGGATTTAATTATGAACGCTGATATGGAGCAAGTATCACGTCAATTGCAAGCTATCGATAATTTTCAAATTGTAGTTCAAAAAACATTAAGAGCAGAACAAGATTTTGGCACGATACCTGGTACACAAAAACCCACTTTACTTAAACCTGGAGCTGAAAAAATATTAATGCTGATGGGTTTAACAAGCGAATATGAAATTGTTGACAAGGTGGAAGATTATACAAATGGATTTTTCGCATATACTGTAAAATCATCCCTTTTAAAAAATGGTCAATTAGTTACAGAAGGATTTGGGAGTGCAAATACAAAAGAGAACCGCTACCGTTTGAATGAATGGAGCGAAGAAGAACATAAAAAAGTATGGACGGGAGATTATCAAGATCCATACACATTAGTAAATACAGTTCTAAAAATGGCTAAGAAGCGAGCGCAAGTTGATGCGGCATTAACTGTCGGCTCATTATCAAACGTTTTTACGCAAGATGTCGAAGATATGAAAGAACTCCTCCAAAAAGAAACTATGGAAACAATGGATAATAACGGAGCTTCATCAATGAAGGTCACTTTTGGAAAAAATAAAGGAAGAACATTAGGAGAAATATTCAAAACAGATCGTTCGTACGTGAAATGGTTGTCTGAAAATGCTAAGGAAGAGCCTTTAAAACATGCGGCTATGTTGCTTTTAAAGTCAGACGCCAAAAAAGAAATTAAAAAAACAAACGATAAGAAAAATGAGCCAATGACAAACGACCAATTAGCTGAAATTGATTTAATGCTTGATGTTGTAACTAACGCAAATGGAATTGGCATAGAAGAGTATCTATCTAAGAATAAACTCGAAAACTATAAAAATTATTCAAAAGATCAAGCTAATCGCTTCATGAAATTTTTACAAGATCAAGTACCAAAAGAAGACGTAGGTCAAGAAGCTTTATTTGATGATATGGAGCCGCCATTTGAAAGTGAACCTTATACAGGTACATTACCATTTGACGATTAATAAATTTGAGGGAGATTTTCTCCCTCTTAAAATACGAAAGAGAGGAGGTATCTAGTTGCGAATTAATTATATCCGCCAAGTTCAAGCGTTTAATGATCGATTGCTTTCAAATCCGTTATCCAGTGGGCAAATTGCTTTATGGCACGCACTGATGCACATAAACAATAAATGCGCATGGGTAGAGTGGTTTACTGCGGCCAATCTCTCGCTTGAAGCCCTATGTGGTTTATCTCGTCAAGGCATCAATAAGGCCAGAAACGTATTAAAACAGGAAGGGTTAATCGAATTTAAAAGCAACGGAACGAAAGCTACCTCTTACAAAATAATTGTGCTCAATAACTCCACTACGTCAGATAGTTTACAAGCTAGTATACAAGATGGTGTACAAAACAGTAAACAAGATAGTTTACAAGCTAGTATACAAGATGGTGTACAAAACAGTAGCACATTAAATAAACAAAACAAAACTAAACTAAAAGAAATAATAGATGATGATATAGGCATTTTTGAATTTGTTCAGCAAAATTGGCGTGAACAACCAAGAGGGTTACTTCAAGGTTCCATCGTTAACTGGATTAAAACTATCGGAGCACCTATGACGTTATTTGCCTTTCGAGTAGCTTTAGAAAATAAAGTTGAATTAAGAGGACTAAATGCCTATGTATCAAAGATTGTGGAGACATGGAGTTCTAAAGGGATAGATACGCTAGAAAAAGCTGTTGAATCCAACAACGCTTTTAAAGAACGGACATCAAAAGCTAAATCTCCTCGGTATCAGCACGTACCTCAAAAAATCGAAGAAATGCCAGATTGGAATGCACAAAAGCAAAGCAAATTATCGCCAGAGCAACGTGCTGAAATGGCGGAATTGGAGAAGATGTTTAATGACTAAATACACGATTCCGATTCCACCTATTCCGCAGTCGCGCCCTCGATTTAATAGCCGTCAAAAGCGAGCTTATGAAAAGCCTGAAATGACAGCATACAAGAAAGCTGTTCGCTATCATGTTTTAGCAAAAAGACCTTTGACAATTGAAAAAGGAGCAGTAGCGCTTGATGTGTGCTTTTATATTCAACCGCCGCAGTATATTGCGAAAGTTAAAAAGAACGCTGAATCATTGCGACAAGAAATGATGTTTTGCGAGAAAAAGCCTGACATTGATAATTATTTCAAGGCTGTGACAGATGCGTTAAACGGGGTGCTATACAAAGATGACGGACAAATAGCAGTCATGGTTTGTCGCAAAGTGTATAGCTTGAACCCGAGAACAGAAATCAGTATTGATCCGCTTTAGGAGGGAAGACATGGCAAAAACCCATGACGAAAACACCAGTACTAAAATTTTGAAGTTCATTGACGAGTACATTCGTAAAGAGAAATGGGCACCATCAGTTCGTGAAATTGGAAAGGCAGTTTATCTGTCCTCAACATCAACTGTATTCGCACATTTGGAGCGCCTTGCTGGTGCTGGACTGATTGAGAAGCAAACAAGGTCGCCTCGTGCTTTACGAATCACCGAAAAAGGTGCTGATTTTCTTGAAACGTTAAAAGGGGGCATTTAGGTGCGAAACTTTATCACTGTCGATAATCACCTTGTTAGAGGTGAGATTTTCAAAGAAAAAGAATATGAGAATATCATGATAATCGTTGATAAACACAATCGGAGACACGTAGTTAGAAAACAAGAAAAGAGAAAAATTGATCGAGCTAAAAAACTTCGTGATGCCACTCTAATGGCGAAAATCAAAGTCCATTATCCCGACGGCACGTTTACCATTTTTAAGAACGCTCATGAAGCTGGTAAGGCTTTTGATATGACAGCTCAAAATATTTATTACAACACACGGCTAAATCGAGTGATGCAAAAAGGCAAGAGCAAAGGCTTGCGGTTCGAAAAAATGAGATAGGAGGTTGAGTGATGATACCTAAATTTAGAGCGTGGGAACCACAGGAACTTTTACTCTAACCGACGCTTATGAAAAATATCAATCGTTTAACGGTTTGATTTACGTAGTCGCTGATGGAGGATTAAGAGGAGAAATATACCGGTGCAATAATTATGGTAAAGGCAAGTGGCAAAAATATGCAATTACACAAGGTTACGCATAAAAAATTAGAGGCAGCCGACCACTGGCTACCTCAACAGTGAACAGTATGCCTGTTTTCCGCCAGGCATACTCAAATTTTATCAGAATTTTGTGGGATATTCTATAAATAATCATTTTGGAGGAGCAAAAATGAACAAGAAAGAAGTTATTGAATTTTTGGAGAAGAAACGTGAAACGGCGTTGGACAATTTCGAGTATTATCGCGACAAGGAAAACGAAAAATACGAAAAGATGAACCGAGCGCGAGTTGATAGTTATACGCTTGCAATTCAAGCCGTTGAGAAGATGGGAGAAGCCGAGAAGGTGGAAGTACCTGATTTTGTGGCGGAGTGGTTAGAAAATCACCCCGACGCCAAAGAACTTTCTAGCAAATTTAATTGGTGGAATTTATCTGCGGTATGTGGCGGATATATATCAGACCCAGAATACATTTTCGCAAGCTGGTTTAATGACAAGGCGAACAGCTATGGAAATAGACGCACACTTCTTAAAGCTATTTTAGACGGATACACCCTCAAGCCGAAGCGGTGGGTGGTTAAAAGCAAAGACCATATCGGCTTAGAATCGTTCGTTACCAATACGATCATCCCTGTTTGGACGACAGAAGAACCGCTATGGATGACGTTCACCGACAAATCCAAAGCCGAGGCGGTCGCCGTCTTGGTTGAGGGGAGTGTGGAGGAAGTATGAAAAAAGATTACCGATTAATATACAGTCAGAAGTTTATGGGGAAAATTCTACGAGATGTCATTATGAAATATGATAAGACTGTAGCAGAAATGGAAGAAGCGGTGAACGCTTTATACTCTGACCCTCACGTTTTTGAAGCTTGGTACGAGGAGGTGGCAGAATGAAATTTGAGTATATGTCTTTTGATGACAAACATGATTTATTTAGATATGTGACCGCGCGCTCGATTAGGCCTGATAACATACAGCAGATTGTTTATACAGCCAAGGATAGATGGGTTTTGTTTTATTGGGAGGTAGCGGAATGAAATATCAAGGCAAGTCCATGATGAGCTTAAATCAAATGGCAGAAATTGGAATTAAATACCAAGGTGATGGGTATGTTACTGGGTTTCCAATCATTTCTGACAATGATGCTTATATTTTAAATGGCGTGATTGAAGCCAACGAGGAGTATATCGCTATTGAACAGTGGATACCGGTATTTCCAGAATCATTACAGCCTGTCTCTCCCTCTCTCACCGACGATCAGCAGGTCGTGTTGGAGTGGTTGAAGGAAGAAACGCAGCGGCGCAGAAATATCCATGCAGCATTATATTGGTTTTATGAAACTAATGTTGAATTAGACCTGATTCCATCTAGCTTATCAGATGTGGAATGGTGCCAAGTCCTCGCTGCGTTTGCGGAATGGGGCTTGAACTCTTGCCAAAATGGAAACAGTTGAACTGTTAAGCAATCCTTAACGGTTCCACCGGTTGCAAACTGACAAACGGCATTGCATCAACGTTTAGAGTAACTTAAAATCGTCCGTTCTACCGTTCGATAGGCGGGCGATTCGAGTGAGGGAGGAAGGAAATGGACGAATTGAAAGATTTAGAAAGAGAAAACGAACAACTAAAAAAAGAAACGGTTGACCTAGCGAAAGAAGCCGCCGTTAAATCGTGGGGCTGTCTATGGAGTTTAGCACTTATGGTGTTTTCTATCGCATTAGGCGGATTTGTGGCGATGAAACTGTGGAATGGATTGATTGTACCAACGTTTGGCCTTGCGACGTTGAGTTACTGGCAAGCGTTTGGCTTAGATGTATTCGTTAGCTTTCTGACCGCCAAAATTGGAAATAAGAATGATGGGTACGAGAATAATCAAAAAGCGTATGTATCTATCATAGCCACATTGCTATTTTGGGGAATTGGGTCGATCGCAATGATGTTTATTTAAAAATTTTAGGAGGCAGGCAGTTTGGCAGAATTAAGCAAGACAAAGTTAGCAAGTTTGGAAGAAGACTTTCGTTCATATCGGAAGATACCTTCAAAAATAGCAGAGGCGCTTGTAGCAAAAGAGTGGAAGCCGGAAGATGTAAACTCTTGGATAAAAGGCACACAGTCGCATACAGAGAGAGCGTTGTCAGATTTAATTAAACGAGAAGATAATAAAAGTTACATTTACTATTCAAAACTGTATGCAGATATTAGCAAGGCGTACGATTCGTTAAGTGATGAATTAAAGGAAATAGTTGATAAATACATGTGGGGAGATAGCGATTATCTGGGATGGACAGAGATTGCAGATAGGGTTCACTGTTCAACAGGTAGTGTTTATCGTAAAAGATATAAAATATTAGAAACCCTAGCAAGAAAAAGAGGTATATTGCCAGAATGAGAAAAAAATCGGTATTATTCCGCTTGTCAATAGCCTAAAATAGTATTATCAAATTAGATCACTCGTTGAGTGGTCTTTTTATTTTGGAGGTGTCTTAGTTGGATAAACAGTATTATCAATGGCTGGTTGAGTTGATTCATGAAGATAGGCTCAAGGTGTTCTATGACAGCGCTAAGTGGCGTCATCTAAGACAGCGAGCAATGAAGCGGGATCATTATGAATGCCAAATGTGTAAAGCACTTGGCCGGCACCACAAAGTTGAGAATGTCCATCATATAAAAGAAGTGAAGGATAGGCCGGACTTAGCACTGACTTTAGACAATCTTATCTGCTTATGTATTGATCATCATAATGAAGTGCATGAACGATACATGACAATAGCTGAGAAAAAACAAAAGAAGCTGAATAGTTTCAAGAACTTCGACCCAACAGAAAGGTGGTGAAGCCAATGATACTCAATGACAATGGACGTGAGTATGACCTTGAAAAGATTAGTACATATTCAGTCTACACACAACGAACAATTGTGCGATTAATCTATCTAAGGTATGTATCAATTAGAGACCTGCTATCACCTAACTGTTGTAGCAAGATGAAACTGTTAGATGTAAAGTCAGCAATTCAAGAAGAAAAAAACATCAATCGTATCAAAAATGTATTTGGATATTCTGAAGAAGAAATTATTTTTTATATTAATTACGCAGATCAAAATATTCCGATGGTAAGGTAAGCCCCCCCTTAAAATATTTTGCCGTTTGTAGGAAGGGCTCCGAACGGAAGAAGGTAGCAGGAAAAAATATTTTTCAAAACTTTATCACGCGAGGAGGTGTATGGTTTGTTCAAGAACGAGTTAGCAAAAAATAGGTACCGAGAAAAGTTAAGACGATCACTGTTGGATCAATTGCAAAATCAAAACACTAGCATTGAGCCGTTTACAGATAACATTGATCGTTACATAAAATTGTGGGAAACAGCAATTTTATTAGAGACGGATATATCTGAAAAAGGAATTCGTTTACCTGATGGAAAAAAGAATGATTCGGTGGCGCTATTGGTATCGGTTAATAAACAAATGGGACTCATGCTTGATAAACTTGGCATCACTCCTGAGGTGGTGAGCGGAGGAAATGAATCAGTTCCGGAATTATAAGTTTATTAGCAAATGGCTGAATGCTATTGAAAATGGGGAAGTTCAAGCATGCAAAGAGCAATTAGAGTTGAAGAGATATTTGGAAGAACGAGTTTTTTCTAGAAATGATATCTACTTTGATTCTGAGATGGTAGAAAATTCTATTACCATACCAGCCAAATATTTTCCTTTTAAATTGATCCCATGGGAAGAATTTATCCAATGTTTTATCTATGGTTTTCGCTGGAAAAAAGATGATACCTTGGTCTTTAACCGCTTTTTGACGCTGATGGGGCGAGGCAATGGTAAGACCGGTTATGCAGCTTGGAATAACTTTTTTATGCTGACGGCAAAACATGGTATAAAGAATTATGACATTGATATTTATGCTAATAATGAGAGCCAAGCAATGACAAGCTTTATCGATGTCCAACAGGTAGTCAAAAGCAGTCCGGAGTTAGATAAGAAAGTTTTTGATACTACGAATATGGTTATCAAGAACAAAGCAACAAATAGCCGTCTTAAATACAATACGTCTAACGCTAGAACCAAAGATGGGAAACGTCCGGGTGCAAATAGGTTTGATGAAATCCATGAAAATGAGAATTATGAAACGATGAACGTTGCAACTTCTGGTGGAGGTAAAATAAAAGATTATAGAGAATTCTATGACACTACAAACGGAAATGTCCGAGGAGGTCCGCTAGACGACCTAATCGAAGAAGCCAAAATGATTTTTTCTGGTGAACTTGGCATAGACAAAGAGGGTGTCAGCTTTTCAGGACTTTTTCCATTTATTTGCAAATTGGACTCCGATGAAGAGGTAGATACACCAGAATTGTGGGAAAAATCTTGTCCATCAATCAATTACAATGATTACCTAAAGAAAAAAATGTTTCAAGAATATGCTCAGATGCAACGTAGCTCACAAGTACGTCTAACGTTTATGACTAAACGAATGAACCGACCAATGGAAGATACTCGTTTTGCAGTAGCTTCATATGAGGATGTTCTTCATACCAGGGAAAAAGAGTTTCCGGAAAAAATGGATGAAGTCATTGGAACTCTCGACTTTGCAGACCGACGAGATTTTGCCAGTGTTGGATTGCTCGGAAAATACGGTGGTGATACATTTTTCAAGCAGCATACATTTATCCATGCATCAGCACTTCAAACCCAGAATATTAAAAAGGAAATCATTGATTTAGCTCTGGAACAGAAGAAAGCTCAAATTGTTCATGGTAAGCGAATTGAAGCCGAATATATCGTCAATTGGTTTTTGGAACAGGCCAAACATTACTACATCAAGAAAATCTGCATGGATATGTTTCGAGCGAAGATTTTGAAACCCGCATTAGAAGAGGTAGGTTTTATAGTGGAAATTGTGCGTAGTGGATCAGCAACTCATGGGATTTTGAAAGAAGTTGTTGATGATTTATTTATCAGTCAGAAATTGTATTTTGGCGATGATGCCATCATGCGTTGGTATTGCATGAATGTTTATGAAGAACATGTTGGAAATGGCAATATTCGGTATGAAAAGATTGATGCTGAAACGAGAAAGACAGATGGATTTTTCTCATTCTTGCATGGATTAAATTGTTTGGATGAAATTTATGATTCACAGCCAATTGAAATTATTAACCCATCGGGGGATGTTGGAGAGTTTCAACCGCTAGTCTTTTAATGAGAGGAGGTGAAAAATATTGGGATTAATTTCAACAGCTTATAATTTTTTCACACGTCGAAGTCTAGAGACTATAGAGGATCACTTTTGCAAATTACAGACTGACATGGCCGTAAAACAGTTTGCAATTGAAACCTGTATTGACTTAATTGCAAATGCTATGTCAAAAGTAGAGTTTAAGACGTACTCCAAAAAAAAGAGTGTTCGAAATTCACTATACTATCGACTTAATGTAGCCCCAAACAAAAAAGAAAGTGCGACAGAGTTTCGGAAAAAGTTGATTCGGCGATTGATCTATTATAACGAAGTTTTAATTGTGTCTCCTGAACCATTTAGTGATGAGATTTTTATTGCTGATGGTTGGAATGTAGTAGAATCCGCCATCAAATATGATTATTACACAAATGTTATTATTGGCGATTTGATGTTTGATAAATCTTTTTCCGAAGAAGATGTCTTTTTGATTAGGTTATCAGACACTAATATTCGCCAATTGGTAGATAGCTTCTATCTCAGCTATGGAAAACTTATCGCCAGTGCAATGAACATTTACAAGCGGTCAAATGCTAGACGATATATTATGAAAGGCGATTTATTTCGACCACAAGACGGCGGGAATCAAAAGAAGATTAATGACATGATGACTTCGCAGTTTAAGACTTTTATGGAAGCTGATAATGCTGGTGCAGTGTTTCAATTGCAAGAAGGATACGATCTGAAAGATATTTCGGATTCAAGTCGTCCTGATTCGCGAGACATTAAAAATTTAATAGATGATGTGTTTGAACTTGCTGCTATAGCGTTCCATGTTCCGATAAACCTTTTTAAGGGCAATATGTCCGGTTTATCTGATCAAGTGGACGCTTTTTTGATGTTCTGCATTATTCCTATGGTAGAGCTTATTCAAGACACTTTTAACGCGAACCTTTATAGTTCGGCAGAATTTTTAAGAGGTGATTATATTCGTGCTGATACATCCATGATTAAAATTGCAAGTTTCAAAGACCTGGTAACTGCTAACGATATCGCCATTCGGTCTATGCAATCCACGCCAAACGAGGCACGAGAAAGAAATGGATTTGATCGCGCCGATGATCCAGCTGCTGACAAGCTCTACATGACCAAAAACTATATGGAAGAAACAGACTTGAAGGGAGGTGATGTGAATGACAACAACGATGAAAACATTTCTAGCAGTTAAAAATGAGGATACAGCTAAACCTCAAATTTACATTCAAGGTTTTATTGGCTCAAGTTGGTTCTTTGAAGGGAATACAGATAAAGGGATTAAACGAATGTTGGACGGTTTAGGTGACAAAGAAGAAATTGATGTTGTGATTAATTCCAACGGTGGAGATGTTTTTCAAGGTATTGCGATTGGTAATTTGTTAAAAGCCAATAACGCCAAAATTAACGTGATTATTAACGGAATTGCCGCTTCTGCTGCTTCCATTATTGCAATGGCTGGTGATACTATCCAAATCTATTCCAATGCGCAACTCATGATTCACCGTGCTAGTACCTGGGAAGAAGGAAATGTGGATGATTTTCGCCGCATTGCCGACCAATTGGAATCAATTGATAAATCTGTAAAAGCCTCCTATAAACAACGTTTCAATGGCACTGATGATGAACTACAAAAATTATTAGTTGATGAAACATTTATGGATGCCGAAACAGCTTTACGATACGGATTAGTTGATGAAATTGTAGATGAGGTAAAAGAAACAGACCCACAAGAACTTGAAGAAGAAACCGCTGAAATTACTGCTGAAGTCTTTGCAAAACGTGAACAACGCTTTGCAGCTTTTGCAAATGCTCTACAAAAAACAATTAGAAAAGAGGACGAAAAATGACTGTAAAAAATTTAAAAAATGCTACAGATTCTAGTGAACAATTATTGCAAGCATTTAAAAATGGAAATGAAGAGGATTTTGGCCAAGCAATGGTTGCTTTTTCAAATGAAATCCAAAATAAAATTCTAAAAGATGCTCAGACTCAGAATCAAGATAATCTTATTTTAATGAATCGTGGGCAACGAGTTTTAACGAGTCAAGAAACAAAATACTACAATGCGGTCGTAAAAAATGATGGTTTTGCTGGTGTTGAAGAATTAGTACCAGCTACTGTTTTTGAACGTGTATTTGAAGATTTGGAACAATCTCATCCATTGTTGCAGAAGATTAATTTTGTCAATGTAACGAGTGTGTCTGAATGGATTGTGTCTCGTGGCGTTAATCCTGCTTGGTGGGGCAAGCTATGTGAAGCTGTTAAAAAAGTTTTAGACAATGGCTTTGACGTAGTTAACATGAAACAGTTCAAACTTTCTGGTTATATTCCAATTTGTAAAGCAATGTTAGACTTGGGTCCAGAATGGATTGACCGATATGTTCGTACGGTTTTAGTTGAATCTTTACGTATCGCTTTAGAGCAAGCAATTGTTGATGGTACTGGTAAAGATCAACCAATTGGCATGATGCGTGATATGTCAAAACAAACAGATGGTGAGTATGCTGAAAAAGAAGCAGAAGCTATCACCGTTTTAGATGCTGTGACAATGGGCGGATTAATGGCACGTTTATCAAAATTTACAATTGAGGATGTGACAGATCCAATTTACCGTACAGTAAATCCATCTGACGTTGTCTTAATTGTTAACCCAACTGATTATTGGTCTAAAGTCTTTCCTGCTAAGACCGTGTTAGCTGATAACGGACAATATGTTCAAACATTGCCAGTTCCAGTATCTGACATGCAATCTATCGCAGTTCCAGAAGGAAAAGCTGTTGTTGGTGTTGCTGACGATTATTTTATGGGTATTGGTTCTACTTTAAAAATTGAGGCTTCTGACGAATACCATTTTGTGGAAGATGAACGTGTTTATTTAGCAAAACAATATGCCAATGGCCAACCAAAACGCAATGATAGTTTTGTTGTCTTAGATATTACCAATTTGGCTCCTGCGTCAAAATAACAGCCCCAACTGTCGGAAGTGTAACACCGACAGCGGATGGGGCAACTGTCGCACTATCGTGAGAAAGGATGATATGAATGGCTAAAGCAGCTACTAAAACAATGAAAGCCGCATCTCGTACGTTCAAAATCAATAAGAAAGATGGCACGTTGGTTGTCGAGGGAGCATCTCCCTTGGCAATCACCGGCCTTGCAGCAGATACAGTGGTAGCCACAGGTGATTATGTCGCTATTGCTGTTGAAAATGGTAAAGAATCTGCCGCCGTAGACGTTCCTGGTTTCACCGTTTTACCAGGAGCGTGATTGCATGAAGATTGAAGATATCTCAGACAATCTTTTGGAAGAGGTAAAAGATAATCTGTTTGTGACTTGGAAAGATAACGATGATCAGATTAAAATCATCATTCTAAAATCCATGAATTATCTTCAGTCGAAAGTCTCTCAAAAACTGACGATTGAAGTATTTTCTGGTTACGATATCGAGCATACGCTATTAATTGAGCGATGTAGGTATGACTGGAACAATGCGTTGAATGAATTCGAAAAGAATTTTGCGAGTGAGATTCTCGCATACATTCAAAAATATGCGTTGATGGATTGGGAAGAAAATGGTGATGTTAATGTCTAATCAACGAGTAACTGAAGTTTTTAACGATGGTATCCTAACTATCAAAACGCAAACGACATTGCGAAGTGATACTGGTAAAAAGCTTGGTGTCACTGATGAGAAACTAGCATCTGTCAGATTCCGGAACATGAGCATTCGGGAAAGTGATATCACAACGATGCAGGCATTAGATTCTCGAATTGCTAAAAAGGTTAAAAGCCCCATGCATCCAATTTGTCGGGACTTTAACAATGATAAATACTTTGCAGTAATTGGTGGAAACCAATTCAATGTGATCTACGTGGACTCCGATAATTATTTTGCATTTTGGTATTTGGAAAAGGTGGGTGAATACAGTGAACGAACAGGAAAAGAAACGTCTAACGACTCAGACAATCACGATCAAAAAGAAGCTTGAAGATCATTTTAAACTTAAAGTGGTCCAGGATTTCTTGTCAAAAGATGAAAAAGATGAACTTGGAGACAGTTATAACTATTTCATCATCGAAGAAGACGGATTCGACACACCATCGGGCGAGAATGGCAAGTACAGCGTTTCTCAGAGCGTGTATGTAACTTTCTATTCAGAAGGTCGAGAAAGCCTTACAGGAGACCAATTAGACGTTTTAACATTACTGCATTCTCCCACTTTCAAATTTAATGGAACGGAAGTGAATCACCTGAAGCTTGATAACCAAGATCGGTTTATCGACCAGGTGATTTTTTCGTTCAAACGAATCATTAGGAGTGGTTGCTGATGGCATACAATCGCTGGGCAGTAACGCTTGTAGGACAAGATGCATTGCTAATAAAAATGCAAAATTATTCTTCTCAAAGTGAGGCTGTAATTAACAAGGTATTAAAAGAAACCGGTGGGCAAGTAGCAGTTGATAAAATTACGAATTTAATCCCGATTAGCAATGAGGATTTAAGGCGTGGTCATCGGCATGCTAGAAGTAGCAAACCGCTTAACGTACAATATTTTAACCTTGGTTTTCGTGTGAGACCCAAGAAAAGCTTTGAATACATCAAATATCCAGATTTAGGTATTGGAACTTCGCAACGAAATATGCCACAAGATTTTATGCAACGTGGTTTAGAAATTGCGGTAGATCCAATTACTGCAGAACTTATCAAAGGATTTGATGAACTAAACAGTAAATAGGAGGTAACAAAATGGCAGCAACAATTGTGAAAATGTTTGATAACGTGTCAATTAAAAAAATTGCCTTTAATTTCAAAGGCTCAGATGCTGGAGTTTCAACGGACTGTAACGGTCAACTCTCCGGCGAAACTGAAATGCAAACTATCGTAAAAAAATGTGGTTCAACAGAAGTAAAATCAAAATCAAAACCCATCGCTATGACAGTAACTATTACGGCTCATGTTCCAGTGGCGGTTTATCGAAAATTTTACGGATTAGCTCAAGACGAAAGAATCGTTCCTGGTGTCTATTCATATGGTCCTGATTCCGTTGGTGAAGACTTCGCTCTTTCTGCTGAAATCGTGGATGATTTCGAAGAAAATGAAAAACTTCTTGGATTTTTGAATTGCACATCAAACACTGGTTTGACTTTTACTATCGAAAATGGCGCGGATGAAGTCGCAGCGCTTGAGATGGAAACAAAGGTAATGACTGATGAATTCAACAAGTTTTACCACGAAGCAATCGTTGCAGAATTAGAATCGGACATTACAGATCAATGGATGTCTAATTTGTCAGCAGATGTAATCAAAGCGTCAAAACAATAGCCCCAGTCGTAGTCGGAACAGTTACGCCTACTGCTGATGGGGCAACAATAGATTTATCATAAAATACTGAAGCCCACATTTTTTTTGTGGGCTTTTTTGGAGGAAAAAAGATGAATGACGAAATGAATCAATTAGAACTGACCGATGGAACAGTTGTCAGTATCGAACCAAAATTAAATTTAAAAAAATTAATGATGATCAATCGTGATTTTGACACGAACGAATTTGCTAAATTGAGCATTGGCGATAAGTCAATGGATATCACCGTAGTGCAGGGTGCAAAAGCGGCATATATTGCTTACCGTCAGGCAAATATGAACGACTATATGGATTATTACGAATTCATCGATCGCTGGGACTTTGATATGGCCGCTGCGACCCAACTCTATAACATGATGATGTTTAAAAAAGCTCGCGAAGATTATCAAAAGACGTTTGATCGACAAGCTAAAATGATTGCGGTTAAAAATGAAAAAAAATAAAAATGCCCAAGCTTCAGATAGAGACTTGGGTGGATGTGTATAACCTTTTTACGGATATTTTTGATTTGCCGCATGAATTGGTCTTGAGTGATCTCCCTCTAGATGATATTTCTCAAATTGCATCAAACAAATCATCATACGCTAATTGGCAAAGTCGAGCACGTCAAAAACTTTACGAGGAAGGAGGTAAAAAGTAATGGCTAAAGGAAAGTCAGAAGCAGAAGTAGTTTTTAAAGCTAGTGATAATGGGCTACGTTCAACTTTAAAAGATATAACATTAGAAATGCAAAAAAATAATGCTGAGTCTAAATTGGTTCAAGCTCAATTGAAACTGACGGGGTCGGACACCGAGAAATTATCAAGTCAGCTGTCTTCTTTAGAAAAAAGTTATGATCTGCAGTCTCAAAAGATTCAAGTAACATCTGAACGATTAGAAAATGCAAAAAAATATTATGGAGAAAATTCCACCGAAGTCCAAAGATTAGAAAAAGAATTATTAAATCAACAAACAGCACAACAAAAAACCGCCAATGAAATTTCCAATACAGAAAAAGCTCTTTCTGAATCAAAAGGAGAAATTAAGTCATATGCTTCTGTAATGAAAGACCTAGACAATGAACAAAAGGAAATACAAGCGAGTGCATCTTTAGCTGAGAGTGAATACCGAAAGTGGCAGGCAACTGCTGGGAAAACAGCTACTGAATCTGAAAAATTTGCAAAAGCGCAGGAATTTGTTGCGCAGCAAAGTGAATTTGCCGAGCAAAAACTTAGCGTGATGGAAAGACAATTAGAAGCTGCTAAACAAGAGTTTGGAGAAAATTCACTTGAGGCAAAACAAATGCAGGCTGCGTTAAACGACGCAGAAACAGAGTTTCATGAACTAGGTGAAGCCGCTGAAGAAGCTTCTGGAAAAGGAACATTGGAAGAAATTGGGTCAAAAATTGATTTAGGAAATTTGCAAAATGCAGCCGATCATTTATCTGAAATTGGTGAAAAAATAGTCGACGTAGGTAAATATTCACTTGAAGCTTTCAATCAAGTTGATGAAGGTTTAGATACAATTGTAACTAAAACTGGTGCTTCGTCAAAACAGATGGAAGGGTATGAAGCGATTTATCGTAAGATAGGATCTGATATGCCGGTCGAATTGGGAAAAGTGGGAGAGGCCATTGGTGAAGTGAATACCCAACTTGGATTCCAAGGCGATGAATTAGAATCAGCTTCCCGGCAAGCAATAAAATTCGCTGAAATTAATGGTCAAGATATCACATCTTCAGTGATTGATGCGAAGCAAGCTATTTCTGCATATAAATTAGAGAATAAAGATTTCAGCATGGTGTTGGATACTGTAACAAAAGTAGCTCAAGATACTGGTCAAGCAACTGGCGATTTATTTAAAAAAGCAATTGAAGGAGCCCCTCAAATAAAAGCTTTAGGGTTATCTTTTCAAGATGGAGTAACTCTTATGGGGAATTTTGAAAAAGCAGGGGTAGATTCAGGCGCTGCATTATCTAGTTTAAGTAAAGCTTCTGTAGTTTATGCGAAAGATGGGAAAACTCTTGAGCAAGGGTTACAGGGAACGGTCAAATCTATTCAAAATGCAAAAAGTGAAACAGATGCTTTAACAATAGCTTCAGAAGTTTTTGGAACAAAAGGTGCTGTTCGTATGGTCGATGCCATAAAGCGAGGGACATTTAGCCTTGGTGAATTTGGAAAAGCATCTGAAGATTCAGTTGGCAAAGTTTCTAAAACTTATGAAGATACTTTAGATCCGATTGATGAATTAGAAGTAGCACAAAACAATTTAACAATGACAATGGCTGATTTTGGTGCAACTTTAGCAGAAGTATTAGCACCTATACTTCAATCGGTTTCTGATCTTTTAAAAGGAGTTTCTGGAATTTTTTCCGGTTTATCTACAGAAACACAACAAATGATTGTGATAATTGGTGGTTTAGCTACGGGATTTATGTTGTTATCTCCGTTTATAGTATCAATTATTACTTTGTTTAGTTCGTTAGGTGGGCTTTTTGCTGCTGGAGGATTGCTTGCTGGTGTGGGTACTTTTTTTACAGCTACGTTACTTCCAGCATTACCCATCATAGCAGCAGTTGCAGCCGCCATTGGAGCGGCTATTTTAATATTCAAAAACTGGGGAACAATCACCGATTGGATTTCTGAAAAATGGTCGCAATTTACTGGTTTTTTGTCTGATTTATGGACTGGAATAAAAAATACAGCCGAAAACGTTTGGAACGGTCTAAAAGCCTTCTTTCAAACTACTGTTGGCCAAATTGCCCTTTTCATTATTAATCCGATTGCGGGTTTAGTAAACATCATCGCTCAAAATTGGGAAGCAATAAAAAAAGGCGCTTCCTCAGCTTGGACATGGATAAAAAATACAGTTTCAAATTTGATTACTGGAACCGTAAATATAGCGAAAAATTTGTGGTCTGGTTTGATTAATTTTTTATCAAATTTATGGACCGGCGCCAAAAACACAGCTTCAAATTTGTGGAACGGAATTAAATCAGTAATTAGCAATGCGATTACTGGTGCCAAAAATTCTGTAAGCAATATAGCGAACACGATCAAATCTACTATCGGAAATATTTGGTCCGGTATAAAAAATACAACTTCAAATGTTTGGAATAGTATCAAGTCTGCGATTATATCGCCGATTGAGTCTGCAAAAAATACTGTGGGTGGAATTATAGACCGCATCAAGGGGCTTTTTAATTTTAGATTGAGTTTTCCGTCAGTCTCTATTCCGCATATTCCCTTACCACATTTCAGTATGAGTGGGTCAATTAATCCTTTATCTGACAATTTCCCACCGCGCGTAAGTGTGAGTTGGTATGCCAAAGGTGGTATTTTTACGAAGCCGTCTATTTTTGGAATGGCAAATGGTAACTTGTTAGGCGCTGGAGATGCTGGCCCGGAAGCTGCATTGCCATTAAATCGGCAAACGTTGGGGGATATTGGTAGAGGTATTGTAAATGCGACGCCGATTTTACAAGGAGTACAAGGCAACTCTATAACAAACGATTCAAGCTCAGTTGTTTTTAATATTACGAATCACGTTGATTCAGGTCCAACGGCCGATTCATTTTTCGAAAAAATAGATCAATGGATTGCAAATAAATCTACACAAGTTAATTTTGGTACGACAGGGAGGGGAATGTAATGGACTTATTAATTAATCAAATGAAATCTATTAATGAAATGGGCTTTTGCATTCCTGGTTATCCCAAAATTCCGTCTGCTGAAATGCGATACGAAAGAATCGAAGTAGATGGGCGTGATGGTGAGTTATTGATTGAAAAAGGCTATTCAAACATCACCTACACTATTCCAATTAATGCTTTGGAAGATGAATCAATAAAGCCGTTATTTCGAGATTTAAAATATCATCTTAGAAAAGCTCAAACGATTCTTTTAACTGATGACAGAAGTGTTTTCTATAAAGTTAAACGTGTGAAATTTGGTGATATCGAAAATGAATTAGAAATTTATGGCTATTTTGAAGTTGAGTTTGAATTTGCGCCCCACGAATATTTTGCGAATGTTCCTTTAATTACTGTCACCACGCCAAAAGTAATTAAAAATGCAGGCTTCTATTTTTCGCAACCAAAATTTATTATTTATGGAAATAGCGAATGTAAGTTTAAAGTTAATGGAACCAACATTACAGTTAAAAGCGTATCAGATAGTGTTGTGATTGATTCGGAAATTGAAGAATGTTACAAAAATAATGCTAATTGGAATAACATGATGATTGGTGACTTTCCTATTTTTGAGGAAGGAGAAAATACTGTTGAAATTATAAGTGGGGCATCAAAAATTGAAATTGAGCCGAGGTGGAGAGCTGTATGATTAAATTATTTGAAAAAGATACTACAGATTTTTCCAGTAATGGCATCGGTTCGATTAAGCAGCATATTTTTGGGGCAACGGTTGAAGAAGTCCGGAATGGGCTTTTTTTATTTACATTTAAAATTCCAATGATGTCAAAATATGCTCAAGAACTTTTGAGAGAAAGAATTGTGTATGTGAATACGCCTGATTCTGATGGACAACCTTTCCGAATTCGAAAAGTATCACCATCAATGGGTATTTTAACAGTTGAGGCACCTCATATTTTTTATGATCTTTCTGATAATTTAATTGAAGACATTTTTATCGTCAATAGTGATGGTCAAAATGCCGGCAATAAGATTTTATCTGGAACACAATATCCACATAATTTTACTTTCTACTCTAACATCGACACATTCACAAATTGTAGAATTGTTCGTTACAATCCGGTTGAAGCTTTGTTAGATTCCTCAAAAGACAATGTATTTGTCAATCGCTGGGGTGGTGAAATTAATCGAGATGGTTTCAGAATTATTGTGAACAAAGATCGTGGTTCTGACAATGGTGTTGAAATCACTAATAAAAAAAATCTGGTTGGTTATGAAGCTGTCTTAGATGATGAGAATGTTATAACTCGCATAATGCCAACAGGATATGACGGTATTATGCTTCCTGAAAAATATGTTGATAGTCCAAGAATTAATGAGTATATTCATCCGAAAATAGCGGTAATAAATTATTCTGACATAAAAATCGGGGACGGGGAAGACGAAGTTACTGAAGAAGAAGCTTATCGTCTTTTACGAGAAGCGGCAACTAACGAATTCAGTGTTAATAAAGTCGATGAGCCAACAGCAAATTATAAAGTGAATTTTGTTGATCTGTCCAAAACTACTGATTACAAAGACTTCAAGGCCTTAGAGAAAATCGAGCCTTGGGATTGGGTGACAGTTCACCATCACGAAGATAATTTGCACCTTAAAGCCCAAATGATTAGTTACAAATGGGACCCAATTAATAAGAGCTATTCTGAAATTGAATTGGGGACAGTAATTCCAACAGCTTCAGGGAATTTTGTCAAAACAAATAAGGTAAACGACCAGTTGGAAGAGATTAGAGATATTGCTAATTCTGCAGTGCAATCCGCTAATGGAAAAAATGTCAATTATTATGGCAGTCAAACGCCATCTGACCCTAAAAAGGGCGATCTTTGGTATAAGCCTAATGGTGATGAAACCGAACTTTGGCAATATCAAGAAATTGACGGCGAACTTGACTGGAAAATGATAGCAAGTACTGCTAATTTAACGCAGGTTAAAGCTGATGTTGAAAATGCAATAAAAGCTGCAGAAGATGCAAAACAAGATGCCGCTGATGCATACACGAATGCAGTGACTGAAGCAGAACGTCAAGTTCAAGAACAATCTGATGCTTTTGACGAAAAAATGGTCCAACAGAAAACAGAATTGACATCTGACATTGATGAAAGTAAGCAAAAAGCTGATGAAGCAGTTGCAAAAGCAGCAGAGGCTGCACAAAAAGCTGATAATTCTGTTGAAGTGGCCAATCAAGCTAAAGGTGATGCTGCATCTGCTGTGACTAGTGCCAATCAGGCCAAGACGGATGCCAACCAGGCTGTTATCGATGCAGCTAATGCATTAGCTGGAATTGATGGACTTAAAAAAGATGTGGCAGTTGAGATCACACGCATAGATGGTGAGCTAACCTCTAAGGTCAGTCAAACTGTTTATGATCAATTAAAGGGTACCGTTGAAAGTCAAGGAACTCTCATTAGTCAAAATACTAGTGCTATCAATTTAAAAGCTAACCAGTCTACAGTAGATACTCTAAATGGAAGAGTTACAAGGACAGAGGGAAGTTTGTCGATTTTAAGTGGTCAAGTATCTTTAAAAGCTAATCAAACAGAAGTTGATACCATTAGCGGCAAAGTAAACGCGAATAGCGCAGAGCTTAGTGTTCAAGCTGATAAGATTGCTGGATTAGTCACCAAAACTGATGGTCAATCAACACAGATTGCTAATTTGGAGCTTCAAGCTGGGCAGTTTAACTTGACGTTGAGTAGTGTTCAGCAAGAGGTAGCTGGGATTGAGGTTGGGGGACGAAACTATGCAATAAATTCAAAGCAATTTAGAAATGGTTTGAATGCATCTGGCATATTAAGTTCAGTAGAAAGTGATGGTACGTTGACAATAATAACCAATGCCGGCAATGGTAATTGGCTTACAAATATATTACAGAGCTTTTCTGAAACTAGATTAAATATAAATGACTCATTTAACGAAAATGATCCAATCACTGTATCTTTGTGGTTGAAAGCACTGGGTGAAAAACAAAGCTCTCCAACAGTTTATATGTCCGATTCAATGACGTATAGAAATGCTGTTAATCATTCAAATAACATGCCAACCGATAATTATTACAGATATGATTATATAGTCCCCAAATTTTCAAAAACAGACGCTAAAGGCTTTAGGTTATTTTTAGGCTTTAGTTCAGCTATTGGTAAGTATTCTCTACTGTCAATAGCAATTCGTAAAGCAACTAAGGGATCGGACTGGTCGCCAGCACCAGAAGACATGGCTACAGTCACAGCATTAACAAGTGTGCAAGCAACTGTTGATGGGTTAGTCACTACTGTTGCTACTAAAGCTAACCAGTCTCAAGTAACACAATTAGCTGATCAGATTACGAGTGTTGTTAGTGATGTCGAGGGAATAAATTCAGCCAATAATTTACTAGGAGGCTACACTTTCTCAAATAATAAAGATGTTGATTTAACAACTGGCGAGGTTAAATCTGGTACGAGAACAATTGTTAATGAATATGTACCAGTAACGCCAAATACTCAGTACACATTTTCGAGACCAGAGAAAATTAAAAATTTAGGATTTAGGGGTTACCAATCAGACAAAAAATATATTGGGGTTGTTACCAATACGAGCCCTGGAGAAAAACAAACCACTTTTGTTACGCCTGTGAATTGCTATTTTATAAAATTTATAGACGAAAGTAATAAATTAACAAAAGGTTATTTCTTACAAGTCCGTTCAGCAACCCAATCTCAGATTACCCAACTTTCTGACCAAATTAATTTGAGAGTGACTCAAAGTCAAGTTGATGCGAGCATCTTATCAAATAGCCAAATTAAAGATACCCGTAATGATAATCAACCCCCAAGTTGGTATTATTCAAATTATCCTAAACAGACTGCTAAGGAATTTAAAACGTCTATTGCTATAGGCTTGAATGCAGGAAGCTATGCATATTTGGAAACAGCGGTGCGTTGGAATAACACCTCTGGTGGTGTGTTAACACAAACTGCCCAGGCAAACAACGGTACTTACCAACGTAAATCCATAGGTGAAACTGGATGGACGGACTGGGCTAAAATTGCTGATAGTTCAAATGTAGTTAGTCAGATTAACATTTCAACTGAAGGTATCCTAATTCAAGGGAAAAAAATTCAGTTAGATGGTGATGTCACTATTACTGCAGCTTGGATTAATAAACTTTATGCTGACACTGCGTTTATCAGCAATCTCGAAACAAAAACTATTAATGCCGTGAAAGCTAATATCACAAGTATCATCACATCTAGCTTGGCAGCAAATACTATCACATCAACGCACATCAAAGCTGACAATGCGATGATTGACAAATTGTTTGCTACCACAGCGTTAATTGAACAATTAACATCTAAACAAGCTTTTATCAACAATATTAAAGCAATAGAAATATCAGCAGATAAAATTACTGGTGGGACTATTAATGGTGCTACGGTTAACGTCATAAATTTAAATGCAAGTAGTATTACAACAGGAATAATTCGTGGCGCTAATCTTTCAATTAATCTGGGGACCGGAGAAGTGTTGTTCACTAAAGGCTCAATTCGGAATGCTGATGGTACGTTTGTTATGAATATCATCACAGGAGTAGTTTCATCAAGAGGTGAAGTGTTGAGTCCGAATGACACGGGCGAGAAGTTACCGACAGGGTTCGATTTAATGAATGGTCGTTTAGATTTTTTAAACGGGACTTTTGGTGAAACTAGTGTTAATTACGGAGGAATTCTAACCGATACGCATTTTGGCCAAGCGTCTACGGGATCTAATACTTGGACCCTTAGTGGGACATTTGGAAATGCGCCTTCGCTAATTTTACACAATGGTGATTCAAACGCGAGTGTGTGGCAGTCTTGGAAAAAGAATGTAGCTGTTGGGACAAAAGTATTCAAAGAATTACAAAATCCAACGACTTCAAACTTAATTCGAGATGGTTTGGGAACTGCAGGTGTTAACAATCAAAATATAATTGGTGGAGCTATCGGCTTAGCGATGAATTCAAATTCTTCGATATCACCAGCTGGATATGGTCAAACTACTGCCGTGATACAAGCTCGGAACGGAATTACACTATCAAGTGGATTTGGATATACTCACCGTTATGGCACTACCACGAGCACGAGAACTAGTGTCGCAGCTATTCAGCTTGGAACAAAAGAAAACGGTACTACCACTTCTGATTATACGAAACAGGCTGCAGCGTCAATTGTCATGACTGGGTATTTAATACAATTGAAAGCTTATGAATTTAGAGTTGATTCCGTGAATGCGAATATCAATGGTAAATTATCTGCGTGGCAGGCTGCCATTACTGGGATGACGAGTAAATCTGGGTCTGCGAACATAATTGCCGATACGAGTGGTAACTTGTTTCGAGTATCATCCGCTAGAAAGTACAAGAGTGATATTCAAGTAGCTACTGATGTGATAAACCATGCTAAAAAGGTATTGCAGATTAACCCTGCTAGTTGGTGGGATAAGGAGGAACTTCTCAATGGGACGGCTAAAAATCGTTACTACGGCTTTATTGCCGACGAATTCCACGATTTAGGATTGAATGAAGTTGTTGTATATAGCGAAACAGGAGAAGTTGATTCACTCGCCTATGACAGATTGACAATGTACCACAATGTGATTTTGACAGAACACGAGAAAGAAATTGTGGAATTGAAAAGACGTATTTTGGAATTAGAAGAAAAAATAAACGTAGCATAAAGGAGATTATTATGAAAATTGAATTGAAAAATAAAGAATTATCACCAGCAATCGAATTTTTACAAACATTAAACTTAAAACCGGCTGATAGCCGTCATCGTTCTAAGTTCGTCAACTTAATTGTAAGTGCATTTAACGAGCTATCTAAAGAAGAACAAGCTCTATTAAAAGAATTTGATTTAGTTAATGAAGATGGTGGATTAAAAGACCAGACTGAAAAAAATAAAGAAAATCGTTTGAAATTTAATATTGAGCAACAAAAATTGTTAAACGAAGTGGTCGTTATTGAAGGTGGCACATATGCTAAAAACATTGACCAAATTCCACGAATTTTAAACGAAATTGAAATGGAACTATCCGGTAAAAATGCTGAAATTTATGATCGCTTATTAGATGAATTTGAAAAAACAGAAGATTTAATGAAAGACGCTGAATAATCGGCGTCTTTTTTAATACAAAAATTGAAAGTGAGGAAATATAAATGAGTTTAAAAACAACAAAATCAGTATCGTTAAATGGTCAAAGTATGGTGAATGGAGTCCAAGCAGTTTTTTATAGTGCAAATGTTAGCACTGACGGCAACAACACTACCAGTATTAATCAATCTATCACTGATTATGAAATCTACAAAGCAAATAGAGAAGAATGTCGTGCTGACTACGAAGAATTTCAACAAATGGTGTGGAAAATCGAAGATGAATTGATAGATGAAGAAACAGCAAAAAATAAGCTGGTTAAAAAATAATCATCGGTTTTGAAGAGGGTATGTTATGGGCAAATTATTGGAACTTAATAGTCTTTTACTTGCATTGGGATTAGGAGGGATTACCGGTTTTTGTCGACTGATTTACAAGCAAGTAAAAAAATCACGAGAACAAGCGCAATCCTCGCGTGAAAGAACGGAAGAACGATTTCGAGTTTTGGAATATGCGAATGTCGCAATACTCCATGACAAAATTTACAAACAATGCACTGTATTTCTTGAAGATGGTTGGATATCAGTAGACGATATGGAAAATTTGGAATATTTGTGGCGTGGATACAAGAAATTAGGCGGAAATGGTACAGGAGAAACCTTATACAAAAAGGTCCTTCTGTTGCCGAATGTTAAGGAGGAAAAATAAAATGGATTTTAGTCAGTATTTAGTACCAGCGGTTATGGCAGGTTGCTTAGTAGTAGGTTATTGCATTAAAAGTATTAAAAGCTTACAAATTAACGATTATATCCCAACGGTTTTAGCTGTTTTGGGAGCATTAATTGCTGTTAGCTTAAACGGATTTAGTGTTGAGGTAGCGATTGCTGGTGCAGTTAGTGGACTAGCTTCGACTGGTTTACATCAAGCTTTTACACGGTTTTTAGATGGATTAAGTGGGAGTCAAAAAAAGGACGGTGAATAACATGCAGATTTTTGACGGAGTAGCAAACATTATCATTTTAGCGCTTTTTGGGATTTTACTGTTTGCTTTGTTAGTTGCCATTTATCAATGTCTGAAATCCTTTCGTATTGAGCGACTAAAGAATGAGTTATCTATCAAACGTAGCTACGCAGAGATTTTTATTAGTTCGTCGAATAGATTTGATCGTGAACTTGTTAAATCACAGTTAATTGACGCTTTGACTAAAGATAAAATCTCCTTTAGTTATGAAGAAATTTACAAATTAATTGAAACGGCTAAACAAGATTTGTTAGGAGGCAAGTGACTATGTCTACGAATATGGAAACTGCAATTAAACATATGGAATCACTCAAGGCAAAAGGTATCAGGTACTCCATGAATGGCAGCCGTACAGGTACTGATGGCACAGGAGATTGTTCTGGAACTGTCTATGCTTCACTTAGAAAAGGTGGCGCTACAGATGCAGGCTGGGTATTGAATACTGACAGTATGCACAGTTGGCTGGAAAAGAATGGCTTTAAATGTATTGCAACTAATAAAGAATGGACTGCAAAGCGTGGAGATATTGTAATCTTTGGACTAAAAGGCGCATCTGGCGGAGCAGCAGGCCACGTAGTTATTTTCATTAGCAACACACAGATCATTCATTGTACATGGAAGTCCGCTAGTGCAAATGGGGTTTATGTTGACAATGAAGCCACTACTTGTCCTTACAGCATGGGGTGGTATGTATACCGACAAAATGGTAGCACTTCACCATCAACACCTTCAGCTGGAAAAGTGAAAGTGCTAAATCATGCAACTAACTGGTCTCCTTCAAGTAAGAGTGCAAAAATTGCAAGCTTTGTAAAAGGCGGTACTTTTGAAGTTAAGCAGCAACGCCCTATTTCTTACTCTTACTCTAACCAAGAGTATTTAATTACTAATAAAAGCACAGTTTTAGGCTGGATTTTATCCCAAGATATTGAAGGCGGTTATGGCGCTAACAATGTAGGGTCTAAACCAAGTCTACCTACTGGCTTCACAAAAGAAGAATTAACCTTTGTGAATGGTAATGAGCCTATCACTACTCGCAAAAATAAACCAAGTCTTTCTTCTCCTACAGCAGCAGCTCTGTTCCCAGGTCAATCAGTTAAATATCTTGGGTGGAAAGTAGCGGAAGGATACACATGGATTTACACAAAGGACAAACGTTATATTCCTGTGCGACCCGTTGGCAAGGCTGCATGGGGAACATTTAAATAGAATAAAACCCCGATCTCTTAATTGAGGTCGGGCTATTTTTTTGCTCTTTTTTTAAAAAACACTTCAATAATTAACACAAATGTGTTGACGATATATCACAAATGTGATAATATATAAATATAGAAAGAGATAATAAAAAAAGGAGACGATCATTATGATTATTCAAAAACCTGTTGCAACATTCGAAATTACTGTAGCTTCAAGCGACTACTTTAATGTAAATGTTAATGACATCGCAGTAAAAGCTTATTCTTCTATTGAAAAAACTAAAAAAGGACAAAAATTCTTACGATTTAACCGTGACATCAAGATTAATGGTAAAGAAGCAAATAAATTAGCGATAACAGATGAACAAGCAGAACAATTAGCTGCTGAACTGAATGAAGTAAAAACAAATAAAGAACAAGAAATTATTGAATTTATGAAATCTTTAGATTTAAACGGAATTGAAATGAAAAAAACTTATCCACAAGCTCTCGTTTTTATAAACTTAGACGAAAAATTAGTTGAAGCGATTGATGAATTTGAAAAGTTCGATTCTGGATTTGTACGAGACGCATTTTTTAAATATGCAGCACGTCGCTATGAACGTGAAGATAGTTATTATCAACACGAAGTAACAAAACAAATGGAACCAATGTTTACTTTCAGACCTAAACAAGAACAAAATGAACCTAAATCTGCTGAAAAGAAAGAAGTCACATTTGAAGAACTTTCATACGAGATAGAAATGGCTGATAATGCTCGAATTATGTCAGATGAAGATTTTGAAGATATTTACGATTTACCACGTTCAGACTTTTTAGGTGGGAGCGATACAAGCTTCGAGCCTGTTTTAGATATGCCGAAGGAGGAATGATAAATGCAATATTCTGTCTATCGTTTCATTTCAGAAGACTTAAACATGACTGTCAATGCTTTTGCTAAAGCCACGTTTACAAAGCAATCGCGACTATCAATGTGGAAAACACGTGAAAAAACGGTTGGAGAACTACCTATTCAGCTATTAGTCGATCTAGTAGCTGAATCCGGACTTTCTTATGATGATTTACTTCACAAGCTGATGCAGTACGAAATTGATTACGAGACAGAAAAAGCTGGGATCGATTTGAATGGCTAA